GTCATGACCGATATATGCGCGTTTAACAGCTCGTTCGCCACGTTGGGCACGTTCATAACGCCCGCGGTGGGAAGTTCAGCGCCCGGGGCGGTCAAGGCGTCGAAGACACCCCGTACAAGGGCGTTGGGCACCGAGAGTAAAAGCCAGCCGGACTTAGAGACATACAGCCGGCCCGAAAGCGGCTGATTGGTGCTGGCCTGCTTGTCGCCCCGATAGAGCCAGCCCAGCGCATTGCCGGCAGCATACGCCGGATGTTCTTGCAGAAACTCAGGATCCCATGCCAGCGGATCAAGCGCTGATAAGCTGTCCATAGCTGGCCTTCAGGATGTCTTACGAAATAATGCCGCGTTCGATTAATGTCGAGAAAATATCCCACACCTTCTGGCAGCGCAGTTCGTGAAGCTCTTGGATTCCAATCAGCGTGTTGGCCAGCATGTCCGGTGTGGTCTCGCCGTCTAACACACGGCCCGTGATTAACTTCAGGTCTTCTGTTGTATTAAAACAAGCCGTGATCGCTTCTTCCAACTCGAACCGGTCCATGGTTTTCTCCGTGTGTGCTGCCTGACTAGGATTTGAACCTAGAACCTAGCGGTTAACAGCCGCGCGCTCTACCGTTGAGCTATCAGGCACTAGTGTCAGGGTTGAGCTTGAATCGTCGTCGTCGCCTCGATCGGTGGGCTGGCGTCAGCGGTTTTATGCGCCGCGGCAGCGTAGGCTGAAAAGAGCAACAGGCCGCAGAACAAGAGCGACGCGCCCCACGACACAACGCTCAGACATTTACGGGTGGTCATGCTCATCGGCGGGATCTCCTGCGTGATCGCGTTCATGGACGATGGTGACTTTAATACCAGCCCCGGACAACAGCGAAATAGCCAAATCGGTCAACGTGGAGCCGCCCATGCCGGCCAGCACGCAAATTCCGATCAAGCCGTATACATTCTCAGCTTTGCGGTAGTTTTGATACCAGATCAGCGCAATCGCTAACCCCAGAAACCCGGCGTTAAGCATCGCGCTGACCACTGCTAGTTTAGACAGTTTCCGCGCAAACCGCAAAAGGGTTGCCAGCCCAGCAAAAGCCGCCGCCCCAAAGGCGCTGCTAAACACTGATAACGCGTGTAAGTAATCATGGTCCATAGCGCGTAACTGCTTTGTTGCCAACGACTTTCGCGTTTCGCGAATCCCGGAATAACTAATGTGTCAAAAGCCCTCGCGATCCCCTTCCGCGAGTCCGGTTCCAGCCGAAGCCGGAATTCTGTAGCGACTTACAAGGTTAATAAATTAACCAGTGTGGCATTCGCTACTCCTCCACCCGTGAGCCCGACAAAATCTGACCACGGAACCTGTAACCCCCTTCGCATCCCTGCTCCAGAAGAAACGCCTAACCAGCCGGCCACCACGACTAACTTTTGACACACCTTCAGTTTAACAGCTCGTATTACCCTCAGCATAAGGGATACGCAGCTCAACCCTGAGTTGTCAAAGAACAGAGAGAAACAAACGGTCAAATGTAGCTTGACGGTTCGTTGCTGCAGATCCCGGCCGGCTCATAGTTGTCCAGCCAGTCTGCGGCGGCCAGTTCGGGGTACACGGCAATCGAACGCGGCGCCAGCTCTCGCGGCGGTAATGTCCAGATGAATTGGTGGCTGGTCATCGTTAAATCCGCCGCCGTGGCAATAAACGCGTGGGCGCCGATGTTGCACAGCGCGTCGAGCGTGTCGGCGTCGTGGCAGCGGGCCCACACGCGCTGTTTTGAGAAAAATGCCGGCGGCGCGTACTGCATGCCCTTGGCCGTCGGCAACAGAAACGCCCCGTTGCTGAAAACAACCTCGGCGCAGATGTGATACCCAGCATCCAGAGCCGCCTGTAAGTATTTCAGCTGATTTTCTTTGTCTGGTTGCCGGCCGGAGATGTTGCCAAGATGCGCAATAATAATTCCGTCAAATCCTCGCCGGCCGCCCATATTAACATCCTTGTTAACGACTCTACATCCGCCACGCTCGGGCGAGCTGCCTATCGTACTGGGCGACCGGAAAGCTGTCCAGAAAGACTCAAAGAATCTTGGCGGCGATCAAGCAGCCACGCGCCACAGCATGCAACGGATCATTGGCGTGGCGCACTTCTTTGATAGGCAGCGGAAAATTATTCTCGGCGAGTTTCTTTTCAAACGTCTCCAGAAAGCCCTTGGCCCGCGTTGTCCCGCCTGCAAATGCTATCAATAACGGCTCTTTGAACTTGGGCAGCGCTTTGTGGCCCAGTAATGCCGCCGCCAGCTGCTTCGTGGTGTAGTCGATCAGGCGCTCGTAGTAGGCGCCCACCGCGGCTAATACGGGGTTCTCGTTCGCCTCGCCAATAGTGAAGTCCCCCTGCTCTTTCTCAGCCTGCACGACAGAGTCTTCTTCGCCAGTTGCCACAGCGGCCATTCTGTCGATCCAGTCGCCAGACTTGGTGGTCGAGAACAGCACCGTGGGCTCGCCGTTGAGCATGACACAGACGTTCACCATGCCAGCGCCCCACGAAAGCCCAATCCCCGTATAGTCGTCGTTGGCCAGCTCAGAGTAGCACAGCGCCTCGGCTTCGTTGATGGCCCGCGCAGCGTAGCCCTGCTCGGCGAGTACAGCTTTGACGACGTCTTCGTGATAGCCGACGTCAAAGTCTTCGTCGTCTTGGTCCACGGGCTGCGCTGGGACGCAGAACACCAGCTTTTCGCCCTCTTCGGTGGCTTTGCCAGCCACTTCCTTGAGAATGAACGCCAGTACGCGCTTGGCTTCTTTCTCTTTCGGGGAGACAACGCCGCGGTACATGGGGCGCTTGGCAGATTCGTTGCGCTCGATGGCTTTATCAATGGCGTCTTGGCCGATGAGAATGAAACTCCCGTCAGTGTCTTTGACAAACACCTTGCCCTGCAGGCCCTTCTCAATCATCTTCGTGGCCACAGGCGTCGTGGGCTTGATGACGTAGAACGCGTCCCGGAAATCTTTGTAGCTGATAAATTCAGCCTTATCGTCGCTGGTGTAGCTGATCGGCTCCAAGCTGTCAGAGGCGAGGACGATAAAAGAAGTTCCGACGTCTAAACCCTTGGCCATGATTATTTCCCTTTAAGCTGCGCTAACTTGGACACAGACGAGCCAATATCATCCTGTACCGCCGTGGTTTTGCCAAGCTCGCCTGACCCGGCGCGTTCCATGCCGGCAGTGTTCACAGCGGTCACAAACGTGCTGGTATTGATATCTATGGGCGCCAGCGTGGACTTTGGCGCAGGCTCGGTGGCGCTGAACGTACGGGATTTCTGCGTGGTGCGCTCGACCGGGCTCGGAGCGCCTGCTGGTTCGGCGCCAAACGCCACCCGTTTCAGGGCGCGCAGCGTGTTGTAAATAATGTCCAGCCGCCCCACGACGTACCCAGCGACATAGCCGGCAAATATGAGGAACAGGGCTGTAATATACGCCGTCGTGATCTGGTCTAGCATGTTACAACTCGGCGGGCGGGAAAGCGGGCGGAAACCATATAGTATCGGGGTTGACGCCCCTGTTTACAAATATGGGCAGGCTTTCACACACGTCGAACTGGTCTTCTAGCTTTTTAAACTCTTTCGGGTCCGTGGCGCCAATTCCCTCGGGCATGTCGTCGATCCAGATATCGATTTTATAGCCCAGCTGCTGCGTCATCGCGCGCTTGGGCGAATGGTTGCAGAATATGCAGCGCGTGAGGCGTTTAAATATCTCTTCGCCAAACACCTGCGCCAGCTGCAGCCTGTTCTGGGGCGTGTCGTACCGGCCCGTGACGCACAGCACTCGGTGCCCACGCTGCACAGCCTGCCGAATAAACAGGCGCCAAAATTCCACGTCGCTCGTGAACGTCCGGTCGAAATCAATGGCGATGACCGTCGGCCGATACGGCGTCATCCGTGCCCGCCCCCCATGTATTTCACGGCTACATAGGTGCCAACGAACGCGCCGCAGGCCAACGGCAGCAGATACCACATGTTGTGCGTGTAGCTCATGACACCGTACGCGCCAAGACTGTAAAGCACTGCGCTCACTCCCGCCGCGGCCAACGCTTGCTTACGGCTCACGCACAGCACGTAGAGCGTGTACAAAATATCAAAAACAACGTAGACACAGAATACCAGCGCCGCCGTGAACCAGCTGAAGTCTTCCATACACCCGTGCGGCCTCTTTCTTACGGTTGCTTTAACACATCCCACGCGGACGCCCACCGGCTGTCGGGCCGAAAGGTGATCTTGTGGCGGGCCAAGTTAATCTCCCGCGCCGGCACCACGTAAAACAACTGCAGAATGTTGTGCACAAACACAAAGACATCGACGTCGTCATGCGTGTACGCGCGGTGCGGGGTTTTCGTGTACACGCCGTTACGCTGATGGCCGGTTTTATGGCGCGCCAGACAAAACGAGGCGGCGCTGCGCGTCTGGCGCGTCGATTCAGTGGCTTTGACCTGAATGCGCTTGAGCGTGTTGCCGTACACCGACACCAGATCAAAGCCGATGTCGATGTTGGGAAAACACGGCACGATTTCCTGCCCGAGTAATTCCGCGCACGTGAGCGCGACCCCGCGCGCCCCGATAGCCACAGCCCGCGGCCAGCTTTTACACAGCACACAGTCCGGGTGCCGCGCCGTGGCGTTTGTAATAATCGGGCTGCCGGCACTTTTTTTAACAGGCATCGCCCGTCGCGCTTCCATGCGCTGCAAGCTCCGTGGAGAAAAGGACCCTGCGCTATCCGTAGCGCAAGCGCTTTAACCCAAGCCGGCGAGAATACGCCGCATGCGTTCCGCGTCTTCATAGCTGTCTTGCAGCTGGTCTTCATAAAAGATTGACAGATAGTTCGACTCCGGCTCACCCCACGCCTGCACTTGGGCAATGCGGGTAGCGTAGTTCGCCACGACCTGCTGCTCAATCTTGTGGGCGTGCGCCAGAATGTGCTCGACAAACGTAAACGTCGGAAAGGCGTTGCTATCTAGCGTCGGCTCGCCGCCCAGTCCCCAAATACGATCCTGAAACTGCTGCACGTGCTCCAGCTCGCCTTTGGCGGCATCCGTGAGGAACTCCCGATATTCAGCCGCGTGTAGTCCGGTTACAGCACTGGCGTGATACAGGTAGAACTGCAGATGCATCCGTTCGTTCTTCAGGTCTTCGTTCAGCAGTTTCAGGATCTCGTGGCGTGCCATCCGTGCACCTCTCAAAAAGAAGAAAACTATTTCTGGAATGTGTGCGTGAGATACTCGGCTAAACGAACAGCCTGTGGTGTCTCTTCCGCCACGATCTGGGCGTAGTACATGGCGCCGTAGGTGCGGAACACCATGACGTTATTCACAAGCCAGCCCATATGGTACCCCTGTTTCATAAAAGCAACAAGCTGGTCTGTGGCGGCTGTGTCCAAGATATAGTTGCATTCTGCAAACTTTTGTGCCCAGTATTCCCGCGGCTGGCAGTTAATGTGCCCAAACCCGCCTTGGCCCGGCTGCGCAGCGCTAAAGATCACCGTGGGCGCCACTTTAGTGAGCCGGTCAACAAAGTAGTCAGCTTTGCCCTCAGCCAAGTGCTCGGCCACTTCTAGGCACAAGCACACGTCGTACTGGTTAAAGTACGTCTCAAACTCTGGCGAAAAGACATCGCATTTGTCGTACGGGCAATTGTTATCTAAATCCACGCCCGATGCTTGTGCGCCGGCCTCGTGCAGCGCTTTGACATAGATCCCCGGGCCGCAACCGACGTCGAGAATACGTAGCGAGTTAGCCACCATAAACCCCTTTTGTGAAATAACTGTACGCCAACTAAAAAATTTGCCTATTCCTGTGCCGCCGTCGGATCGTTTGGGGGCACATAAAAAGCGTGTTGCGGTTTACAGAATCGCACATACTTTTTGTCAATGACATAAAAATCGCCGTAACGGCCGGCTTTTGAATCCCACAGGCGCTCAATCTTCCAGTGCGGTCGTGTCCAGCCATACACAACAGCCGCGCATGTCCCGGCCGTGTTTTCAATGATGTACGCCAGCGGTGCATCTTCTTTGTTGTCGATTTTATATTTCTCGTCAATGATTACAGTGTTAAACGGATAATCGTCTTTACCCGTGAAGCGGAGTTTTCTTTTTTTGTGCTCTACGCGAGCACACAACATAAAATCGCCGGAGTCGCCGTACTGCATGCGCACAGAACTATCGGGCCTGTCGACGTGCGGTGTTGTTTCCGCGTAGAAGCCCATATCACAAAGCTCTTGCACGCGCTGAGCTACAATTGTCCGGCTTGCGTTGAGGTCGGCGAAAAAGGGTGCGTCAGCTTTCATAGCGCGTGGAATCCTTTCGCGTGAGGTGTGGCGCAGTCTACAAACTGGCGACACCCCACGCAAGAGGAGCGCGGGCGCTATCAGAGCTTTTTCAGCACAGCCGCTACGATGGGATGCCGTACAACGTCATTGTGCGAAAACTGTATGACATCAATGTTCTGGGTGCCCTTGAGCTTCTCTACGACTTCTTTCAGCGGCGGCGGCGAAAACGGCAAATCACTCTGGTGTAAGTCGCCTGTAATTACCATCTTCGTATTTTGCCCAAACCGGCTCAACAGCAGCTTCAACTGCATGTACGTGGCGTTCTGGGCTTCGTCGAAGATACACACGGCGTCGTTGAATGTTCTGCCGCGCATGTAGCATAGGGGTGCTAGCACGATAGCTTTGTTGACGAACTCGCGTTTGGCATTGTATTTGCCCAGCAGCGTGTCCATCGTGTCGTACAGCGGCTGCATGTACGGGTTGACTTTCTCGCCGAATGAGCCCGGGAGAAACCCAAGCTTTTCACCGGCGTCTACGATGGGCCGGGTAAGAATGATCTGGCTTCTACGCTTCGACAAGATCTCATTGATAGCATAGGCCATCGCCAAGAACGTCTTGCCAGAACCGGCCGAGCCCAAGAGAAAACTAATGTCGTTCTT